ATCTCAGCTTGATATTTACTTAGAGCCTCAGGAGTTATAGCACCCTCAGGGTCACCTTCACCATCAGCTGGAGTCTCTTCAGGTTCGCTAGGAACTTCAAGACCATCTGGTTTATTCTCAGCGGCTGGTGGAGTCTCTGGTGACTGCTGTTGTTTTAGTAACTCTTCATATTTAGCTTTGTAGTCAACTTCATCATCACCACCTTCAATAGGCTCCACATACTCTGAAGCGTTCTCAGGGTCCACAGCGCCAGCCGAAGCTTCTTCTGTTTTATCCACTAAGTCTACCATCTCTTGTTCGTGTTCTGTCAACTCAGGTGTTTCTCCTGATACCTCCGTCTCCATACTTACTTACCTTTACCAGGTGCTTTAGGTTCTGGTGTTAATATAACTGGTGTTAAGTCTATAAAGCCTTTCGACCCTTCTGCTTTCTTATCTCTCGGAATGTAACTTGCGTCTGTAATTAATTTACCCATAGTGTTTAACCTCTTATTGTTGTATTTGTTCTGGTGGCGCTACGTTAGGCACACCTGCATCTGTTTGACCCTGTTGTTCCTGGGCTACCTCTTGTTGACTAATGAATAAGGACTTAACGTCTTTGATTCCTAGTGCACTTCCTATACGAACTAGATACTCTTCTATATTTAAGTACTTCATTACATATTCTGGATTTACCTCAGCGATTAAACTGTTCAACTGTCTTAATTTCTCTAAGTCTTGTGTTCTACCTAGCGCATTCAAACCTGTTGTAATTGTAGGTTCTATCATATCACCTAAATCAAACTTCATATCTTGCATTAATAAATTAACTAATGGTAGTTGGAACTCCTGTGCAATAATACTATAGATACCACCTAGGGCATCTTCAAGTTCTCTTGCAAGGAATTGGATTTCTAAGGCAGTTGTACGTTCACTATCTCTAGTTGTTGTACTCTGTAATAGAAATGCCGCACCAATACGTCTAGTAATTTCCTCAACGAGTTGCATAGGGATCTGGAGGTCAGCTTGCTTATCGACTGAGAGGCGACTTACGTCACGCTCTAGGTCTCCAATAACTACTCCACCATTCTCTACTTCTTCTAACTCATCTTGTTCAATAATAGACCCTGGCTTAATACCAAACACTACTTTAGCCGCAATAGCTGAATACTCTAACATCATCTGTGTTAGACCCTCAAGACTTCTAAAGTCTCCAAGGTGCATCTCAACTAAACCACGACCATAGTGCTCTCCATTTATCTTAGACCATCTAAGAACCATAAGAGGCATGTGCTTATCTTTTATTGTTTGCTCTGAACCATCGACTATAACACTCTTAACCTCTTGGTAAGTTAACCACTCACTGCCTTGTCTAATGTATCTAGTATATAATTCAATATCAAGTTTTCTTTCTTCTTCGGTAACTTCGATAGTTCCCATAAGATCTTCGGGTAACGCTTCGTACGCTATCTTCTCTTTCAAAATTACATCAGTTATATTACCACTGAAATCTCTAATCACTACATAAGCATTAACCTTATACATGTGCATCGTACCTTCGTCAAATAATAGTGCAGCATTACCTGTTACGATTAGATTAACAAAAGCTTGATGAACAATAGGTCTCATTCCTGAGTTTTCAATTTTACCCATTATTTGTGTTTCAAGTTTACTTAGTTGTGCTTCGAGTTCTGTATCGTCCTCGGATGCTCCATCAGCTGATAGTTCATCTTCGAGTTCTGGAGACTGTCTAAGCCTAAAGAATGCAGAACTTGGTGGCAATAAGCCAAGTAGTAATTTATTACTTAAGTTATTTACAGCACGAGCACCTAATGAATTATATGTATCCGGTAGGTCCGTCTGTTCTGTAAAGCTTTCTTCTGGTAGAACACTAGGTATAGTCATCTTACTACAGTCTCTTGCTTTCTTAAGAGTTGTAATACGATCACCATCACGTTTATCGAATAGAGATTTAAGTCCTGCTTCTTCTAAAAGTTCCGGAGCTGTCTTAAATTCTTGTGCCATCTTAATAAATTCCTAATGTTTGACTTGATGTTGCTAGACTCTCCGTCTCATCTCCAGAGATAGAACCTCCAACACCGTCTTCTTCTTCCTGGTCTCCCACAGATAATGTATAATCTACATTTCCTGAAGTACCTGTAAGGTCATCGGGAGCTGCTTTAGTGCGTTCGTTCTTAGCTGTATTAGTTGCTATTTCCTTACGCTCCCCTTCATAGTTTTCCCAGTCGGAGAGTGCCGCTTGCATATCTGTACCGTCAGCCATCTTCCAACGATTCCATTTAGAATCATAGGTAGCGCCGCCATTAGATTCTACGTAGGAAGCATAGGCTTCTGTATCCTCAACTCGAAGCCCTGCTTGATAGCCTGCAAGTTCTGCCGCCATGAAATCGTTCTGCGTTTTACCCACACCCGCAAACATATCTTTAAATCTTTTATAGTCTCCAATATTTTGAATACTATTTGAAGCTAATTTACCATAGCCTCGTCGGCCTACACCTCTTCTTTCCGCTTCATACTCATCTGGATGTGAACCACCGCCTCCCATTATACAACTCCCGTGGCATCGCGAGGAGTGCCTTCAGAACCAAGCTGAGCTTGACTACCCTCAAGTGGTATGACGAGACGTGATGTCCCTTGATTCTGCTTTTTCTTCTGAGCTGCTGTAGTTTTAACACCGGATGTGAATAAAGCTTTGTCAACATTATCTGGCATCTGGCCTGGAGATGTTCGCTCTGGAGCTACCGGTGCCATTGTATCAGGCCTACCCGCACTAATCTCTGAGCCAGCCGATTTCCCGCCACCCATTATTTTCTTACTGTAGATTTAATCACAGTCTCTCCTTTATATTTTGTTTAAGTTCTCTAAGTAACTCAACAACTCCTGCTCTCTTTCCTCGTGCGAAAGGTGATGTTTTATCTTCATCAACCTCAATCTTATCGGGGAATCGTAGTAGTAGTTGTTCAATTAAATCTAGACTATTAGTTGGTATTATGATCTTTGCCACAATATATCCTTTTGTAATTTTAGTAGTCAGTCCACAGTTTCACCTGAGAGAGATTACAAACTCTTTACTTGCCCAAGACTCTTAAAGAAGCCATAGTATCCTAGATTTCTAAAGCTTCTTAAAGAGGCTTGTCTTTCTAATATGTCCACTATAATCTTTAAGGCCTTGTAAACCCCCTGTATAAGGGACCTGAAGTTGTCTACCATAACTATTGTTAATATGCAATTAAAATTGTAAGGTATCGAGCTGACAGTTTCCTTTTGCCGGAGGGGTCCAGAGGTTTAACTTCAGCTTACCCTCGACTCGTATGAGTTGGTGCATCTGAGCTAGTCTCATTGTAGCAAGTGCTTCCTTTCGAGTCTGTTTACAGGTTCTGTAGGTATTAAGAACTCTTGCGTATAGCTGTCGTTCGTCAAATCGTCCAGGGACTCCGAGGATTTTCTCTGCCTTCTTCGGGCCAATTCTATACGCCCCTTTATAACCGTCAGTCGTATCGCCGACCAGAGTCTGAAAGTAAGCATAGTGAATTGATTCTGCTTTAGAGACTTTAATAAATTCATCTTTTCCATAATTGTAATGTCGTCCTTCAGTTTGATATAATACATCTTTATCTATAGCACATAGTACGTAGTCGTCTGGAGTCTCTGTCTTCTTAGTGACCACTACATCATCTGCTTCACAGAATGGAGTTAGTTTAGCTTTATGTGTTCGTCTCAAGTAGTCCCACATCTCGTTAAACTTATCCGGTTTCCTACAGCCCTTACGGTTATGCTTATAGGCATGGGCTAAATCATTAGCAACCTCATATCTAAAATTATCCTTCCCAGTTAACCACAGCTCATAATCATCACAGTCGGTTGAAAATAGTATACCATCTATCAAGCCGTCTAAAGCGTCCTGAGCATTAATAAGGTTAACATAGTATGTCCCGTCGTCTAAGGATTCCTCAAGAGCGAACCCTATTTTGTACAGAAAGCTGTCTGCATCAATTAGTGCTGTCATTATTTTATCCTATTCTGATAGTTTCTATGCTCGAAGTACTTTTCGCGTGTTGACGGTCAAAGTAATCTAAGAACATTAAGTTACAACTTACATGGTGGAGATGCGGTTGACCACTTTCAGGATCAAGTCTTTCCCCTCCGAGATAAGCATAGAGATGCCGAAGTAAAGCATCATTATAACGTTCCACATCATCACCTTTAGCTGTTTTCCAATTATTCTTACCATATTTTTCTGCTCCAAATGTAAGTATCTTTGCTGTCCCTATAATATATTCAGGTTCAACAAGAGAAAGTCGTGGTTTGCCTCCATCATCTTTTTTAAACATCGGTAGCCTCAGACACTAGGTCTCTGATTATCGCTTTAGGGTCAACCCAGTCAGAGCCCTTTTGTATCTTGCCGTTGATCTTAGCAATACCCTTCTCTTCATA